CAACCTAATCGTGAATTGTTTGATGTTATGTCGCTTGCGGGTGGTGCGCGTGGTGGTATTTCAGCAGGTATTTTCGCTATTACTACGGCTGGTGTGCGTGTTGATTCGACCGGACAGGATTCGATTGCCTATAACTTGTATCAGTATGGGCAGAAGGTGGCTCGTGGCGAGATTGTTGACCCTAGTTTCTTTATGGCTTGGTGGGAGGCTGCTTCGGATGCTGACCATCGCCTTGAAGCGACTTGGGAGTATGCGAATCCGGGTTTCGGTGACATTTGTGATGCGGATGATTTTGTTTCTGCTGTTCGCCGCACTCCTGAACCAGAGTTTCGCACTAAACGCTGTAATCAATGGGTTTCGTCTGCTACTTCGTGGCTTCCGACAGGTTCTTGGGACGGTTTGGCTGTTGATAGGCCGCTTACGGACGATGATGAAGTCATTTTGGGTTTTGACGGCTCTTTTAACGGTGACACTACAGTAATTGTTGGTACTACTATCCCTAAAAGTGAGGACGAACTGCCTCACATTTTCTTGGTGAAGGCGTGGGAAAAAGATGATTCTTCTTCTGATGATTGGCGAGTTAATATTCAGGATGTTGAGGCAACTATTGCAGAATTTTGTCGCACTCATCGCGTCCGCGAGGTCGCTTGTGACCCGTATCGTTGGCAACGGTCTATGGAAGTATTGGCTGACAGCGGCATTCCTATTGTTGAGTATCCCTCTACTTCCGCCCGGCGCATGGTGACTGCTTGCGCGAAATTCTATGATTATGTAGCCGAAAAACGGCTTACACATGACGGAAACCCGCTTCTAGCGCGCCATTTGTCTAATGCAATGGTGAAAACCGATAATCTCGGTGTTCGTATCGTTAAAGAGAACCGTTCTTCGCTCAGACGCATTGACGCAGCCGTTGCAGCAGTAATCGGCTTCGATAGAGCAGTAAGTAGTAAACTTGAAGAAGAACTGACCCCCGAGTTTTTCTCATTTTAGGCGGATTTTATGGCTACGCTCCTTCAAAGTGCTGGAATTGTTGTAATTAGCCTCGGTTTGGGGCTGATTTGGCTACCTCTCGGCGTGATTTCGCTTGGTATCGGTGGCGTTCTATTCGGGTTGGCGTTGGAAAGAAGTGTAAATGCTTAATCGCCTAGTTTCTGGCGGGGAAAACCGCGCTATTTCGTTCCAGTCCATTTGGGGTGCTGGTGATTCGCTTGCTTGGCAGTCAAATTCGGGCGCAAATGTCACTCCGGACTCCTCGCTGACCATTGCAGCGTTCTATGGTGGCGTTTCACTCATCTCCAACGCTATCGCGACCCTCCCTATGGATTGCTATATCCGTAAGAACGGTCAGCGCGTTGCTTTCCGTCCAAAGCCTGAATGGGTTATTAAGCCCGACCTTGACATTGCTTCGACTGCTCATTGGCAGCAGGTCGTTATCAGCATTCTTATTTGGGGTAACTCGTACACTCGTGTTTTCCGTGACCGTAACGGCGATGTAGTGAACCTGATTGCCCTTGACCCGACCCTTGTTGATGTTGTGCGTGGCAAGAATGGCCGCAAAATCTTCAAGTATCAGGGTGAGGAAGGTAAGCCGCTTACTTCTAGCGAGATTATTCACATCACCGACATGCTTATGCCGGGAGCGTTAAAGGGCAAGGGTCGTGTTGAGGCTCTGAAGGAAAACTTCGGCCTTGCTGTCGCTCTAGAGTCTTTCGCAGCCCGTTTCTTTGGTGGAGGCATTCAGACTTCCGGAATCATTGAATATCCGGGCAATCTGAACAAGGAACAGGCGAAACTGCTTGTTGAAGGCTTTGATTCGCGTCACCGCGGCTACCGTAATGCTCATAAGACGGGTGTTCTATCCGGTGGCGCAAAGTATGTTCAAACTTCAACCCCGAACGACTCTAACCAGTTCCTGCAGTCCCGCGAATACGCTGTCCTTGATGTTTGCCGCGTGCTTCAGATTCCGCCACACATGCTCGGCATTACTAACGGCTCTCAGGCTCGCGCTTCGGTCGAACAATTGGCTATTGACTTCACTACTCACGCTCTGCGCCCTATCGTAGAGAAGATTGAACGAGCCTACTCTGACCTACTTCCTAATCAGGCTTTCATCAAGTTCAACCTTGACGCGCTTATTCGTGCCGACTTCCTGACTCGTATGCAGGGATATAACATTGCTACGCTTGGCGGCTGGAAGTCTATTAACGATGTTCGCCGTCTAGAGGACGATGCACCTGTTGAGGGTGGCGACCAGTATCGTGTACCACTAACAAATGTTGATGTTCACGCTTCCGACCTTGTTGCAGAGCAAATGAAGGTGGACATGATTCAGAAACTTGTCGCTTCTGGTTATGACCCTGAAAGTGTTGCAAAGATTATCGGTCTATCACCTGCTCCGAATAGTGCTGCTGTAGTGACCGGAGGCCAGTAATGCCTATTCATGGCGGAACAATGACTATCGGTACATCTGCCATTCAAGTTGACGGCAATTTCAACGGCTGGTCACACATTCACATTCGCAATGATGACTCGACTAAAACGCTATATATTGGTGGCAGCGATGTAACTGTTGCTAATGGTTTGCCGATTGACAAGATGACTACCATTGAATTTGATATTCCACCCGGCGACTCGTTCTTTTTAATTACTGATTCAGGCATTTGCTCAGTATCTTGGCTAAGAATTGACCACTAATGCCATATTTCATCAGCAATCACACTTCATGCCCTAAATGGGCTACAGTCAAACATGACAATTCGGTTATCGCTTGCCACAACACTCGCAAGGACGCTATCGCACACATGGTCGCGTTGAGTCTTGCAGAGAAGATTCAGCCGGGAGGCGAATTGAAGCGCGCATCCGGTGTGAACCGTGTACTGATTTGTGACATTGATGACACCATTATCCACAACAACCGCATTATTGCTGATGTTGTCGAATGGGTTGATACCCGCGAAATGGGTATCCTCCTAGTTACGGGAAGGCTTGAGAAAGATAGAGTCTTTACTGAACAACAGTTGAGTAAACTAGGAATAGATTACGACCAACTGATAATGAACGATTTGGGTTCGACTTCTAGGAGCATCGAATTCAAGAAAGCAACAGCCGAGAGGTTGTTGAAACTTTATGATGTGGTGTATGCCGTGGATAACGATGGTGGGGCGCGCAAAGCCTACGCCTCGCTCGGTATTGAAGCCATTAACCCTGCACGACTACCAGTAAGCCGAGATATGACTATCACTAACTCGCCAAATATGGCTTCCCCAACTAAGCAAGAACTTTCGCTTCGCCTAGCCGACCTCCTTGGTGATGTTGTCACTTTCAAGTTCATGGCTCACGGCTTCCATTGGAATGTTCGTGGAGTGAACTTCGCACAATATCACGAGTTCTTTGGTGAGATTTACGAAGATGTTGATGGTTCTATTGACCCGATTGCTGAGAGCATCCGCAAAATCGGTTTCGATGCTCCGTTCCGTCTGCAGGACTTCATTGAGTCGAACCCTGAGAACGAGCCGACTAACTCTAGCGACCCTGTAGAGATGGCTCGTAGCCTTTACATTGCTAATCAGGATGTCCTTGAGTGTATCGTTCATGCTCTTTCGGTTGCTGATGAACTTGAGGAGCAGGGAATCGTTAACTTCCTTGCAGAGCGTCAGGACATGCACAGCAAGTGGGAATGGCAGTTGCGTAGCATTGTTGGCGATGACTGGGCTAAGGCTTATGCCATTGATGTGACTGCTATCGCTGAGGGTGCTACTACTGGTGAGGGTGATGAGGGTGTTCCTCAGCCTCAGCCTGTGAACCCTCCTGCAAGCAGCCCTTCGGATTACACCAACCCTGATGGCACTCCTGTAGTGCAGCAGAACTCTCTCCGCGACAAATGGGTTGTAGCAGCCGAGCGTATCGCCTTGCGTTTCGACCCTATTAGCGACACTCCGCTACCGGAAGAACGCGACAACAAGATTGAAACCCGAGTTTCTAAGGGTGACATTGAACTGCGCGAGGTGCAGGGAAGCAACGGCATGACTTTTGAAGGGTATGCTGCTGTTTTCAATAGCCCTTCGCAACCTATCGGTGGGCAGTTTACCGAGTATGTGCAGCCGGGTGCTTTTAAGCGTAGCCTGCAGGCTCGTAATGACATTAAACTGTTGTGGAATCACGACACCGGACAGGTTCTTGGTAGCACCCGCGCAGGTACTTTGACTCTTGTTGAGGATTCGCGTGGCTTGAAGGCTATCGCTCAGTTGCCTGACACTCAATTGGGTCGCGATACTGCTGTTTTGCTGAAGCGTGGCGATGTAGCAAACATGTCGTTCGGTTTTAGCGTTCCGGCTAAGGGTGATTCGTGGAGCGAGGACGGTTCGGTTCGTCACCTGAACTCGGTTCGCCTGCACGAAGTTTCGATTGTTTCATTCCCCGCCTATACTGCAACTACTGCTTCGGTTCGTAGCATTGACCAGAACCTGCTCGCTGATTCGCTTTTCAAGTTGGAGGCTGGCGAAAACTTGAATGAGGCTGAGGCTTCGCTAGTGAAGAAGGTTGTAGATAAACTTTCCGAAAGCGTTTCCGAAGCACCTTCTCTGCTGCTAGATTTGAAGCAGAAGAAACTTGACCTACTTTTGAAAAGGATTTGACAATGGCTACCTCTGCTGAGATACTAAATGCTGTCAAGATTGTTCGGGAAGCCGCTTCTGACCCTGTAGTGGGTTCGGTTAAGGAGTTTCTGGATGGCCTTGAGAACAGTCAGGCTGCTCCTGTAGTTGCACCGACTGTTGCTGCTTCCACTACGCCCGATGAAGTGCGTGTTGTGGATGTAAAGGAAACCCGCTGATTTCCCTCATTGTTTAGCGGTTTCTAGCCCTCGCAGGTCTGCCTTTCGGCCTGCGGGGGCATCTTTTTTGCATAATACCCTCTAGACTTAAATAAGTAGTGTTGCGTTAGCGCGAACTATAGCCTAATCAGCGTCAACGCGGTAGGTGCAGTTAATACATTTACTTACATTAAGGAAACCAAATGTCTGAATACATGAAGGCACAGGTTGAGGAGCGTCAGAAACTCTGGCACGAGGCTAAGGCTGTTATTGAAACTGCTGAGGCTGAGGGTCGTTCGCTTTCTGGCGAGGAGGAACAGAAGTTCCAGAACCTCAACGCCGAGATTGACAAGCGCGCCGCTTTTATTGAAGATGCACGCAAACTGATTGAGCGCGAGGAGCGTTTCGCTGCTACTGCTGAGAAGTTCGTACAGCCTGTTGCTGGCGTTCGCACCATCAATGACGAGATTCGTGCGCTTGCTAACGGTGAGAAGCGTGGACTCGAGTTCGGTTACGAGAACCGCGCCCTTGCTCCTGCAACTACTGGTGCGCCAATCCCAACTTCGTTCTACAACGAAATTATCATGAAGGCTCAGTTTGTTGGCCCGATGCTTTCGACTTCGAAGATGATTCGCACCACTTCGGGTGAGCCACTACAGATTCCTTCGGTAGCAACTTACTCGACTGGTACTCTGACCGCTGCTGGTTCGGTACTTCCTGACACCGACCCAACCCTCAACGCTTTCAAGACCCTTCAGGCTTGGAAGTTCGGTGGACTGGTTCGTGTTGCTCGTGAACTCATTGAGGACTCGGGTGTTGACCTGCAGGGCTTCCTCAGCGAGCAGATTGGTATTGGAATGGGTCAGACCATCAATGCCGCTCTAACCAACGGTACTGGTACTACTCAGCCAACTGGTCTTGCAACTGTTGCAGCCGCTGGTGTAACTGGTGGAACTGGCGTTTCGGGTGCATTCACCGCTGACAACATGATTGACCTCGTGTTCAGCCTTGACTCTGTTGCTCGCCGCGCTCCGGGTGCAGGCTTCCAGATGAGCCGTCAGGCAATCGCTAACGCTCGTAAGTTGAAGGACGGTTACGGCCGTTTCATCTTTGAGCCAAGCGTTTCGGCTGACAAGCAGGACTTGCTCCTCGGCTACAACATCTACGAGAACCCTGACCTTGCTGTTCCTGCAACTGGTGCAGCATCGGTACTGTTCGGTGACCTCGGCTCGTACTTCGTTCGCGAGGTTGGCGGAATCCGTCTGGACACTTCTAGCGACTTCGCTTTCGCTAACGACCAGATTGTATTCCGTTGGACTTGGCGTGGAGATGGCAACCTGATTCAGACCAGCCACGTAAAGTATTTCAAGGGTGCTGCTAGTTAATAACTAGCCCTTGAACAAAGAATCCCCCTAGAGAGAAGCGTAGGACTCTCTAGGGGGTTTTCTTTTTGCCTTTTTTGAAGGACATTGGTAGTTTATTACTATTGATTCAGAAAGGTCAAGTTATGTCTAAAGGTAAAGGCACTATTTCGTGGTTCAGCAACAGTCCGTATGCGACTACTGGCTATGGTATGCAGACTGCTCAGG